TTTTACTCACCTTTTTGCGCAGAGCGTCCACCATAAAATCGAGAGCATTGGCATTCCAATTGCCTCCCTTTTCTTTGATGACGGTCGCTACGGGATTGGAGCCGACAACCGCCTGCTGGATCTCGCGAGCTCCTTGCTTGACTCCCTGAGGAACCTTGGCTGCGACCTGCTCCAGTCCCTTGCTGACCGCTCGGCCCGCAGCTTTGTGTGCAATGTTGGCGACTGGGGCCGCGTCCATACCCAGCATAAGCAGGTCCGCCACGCCTTTCTTGCGCCCAGTCTTCATAACCGGGATTTTGGACATTTCCGGCATGCGCATGGGCAGATCGCCATACGCGAGGTTCTCAGCCTCTTTGTCGGCGTCCTGGATGAAAAACTCGGCCAGCCCGCTGTTTCCAGTTGCTTTGATCGGTTCGCCCCCTTTGGTCATCCATACCGGAGTCCCTTTGGGAGTGGGTTCCTTCAGCTTACGCAGCGCGTTGGCAATCCGCATTCCCAGCGGATTTGGCTCAAGGTTCTCGATCTTGCCAGTTATTTCCATCGCTTGGGACCTCGTGCGGCTTAATCGTCAAAGCCAGGAATTTTGAACGACTCTTGCGGCATACTGTCCCGCAATTCTTTGCGCTTCTTTATTGCTTCAGGAGCGAAGGAGGGGTCGTTTTTGTACAGCTCACGTTCCCATTCCGCCCCATCTGAGAGACCCCTTTCGCCCAAAGCATCCGCGTCGTACTTGAGATAGCCCTTTTCCATCATTTCATGTTCTGGGCTGTCAAACCCGCTTCCCCCGCCGGTTTCAGGATCTTTATCCCAACGCTTAGCAATGTCGTCGAAGTCTGCGCGCTTGATAGGATCTTTGACCGCATCGTCTGCAAGGTCGAGGGCGAAGCCATGACGCATGTAACCTTCCATGTACGGGGTCAGTTCGCTCCACTTGCCCGCCCAAGGCTTAAACCCTTGAAAATGAAACGCTTTTGCCATCGGAGCAATTTTGTCTCCCACAGAAGCGACCTCCGCAGCCTTGCCCATCATTGGGGACGCTTCCACAGCTTTGGTGATCACAGCACGCAGTGCGTCGGGAGCTGTGGCGCCTACTCCGGCAGCTATCGCAGTGCCTCCCGCAATCTTTTTCAGAGCATCGCGGCGGGACGGATCAACAGGTTCAGACATGGTAGGCTCCGGGGTAGTGGGAGCTTTATTATAGCCCGCCGGAACATTGGGCGCTTTGCGAAGCGACTGTACCATTCTGGCCGCGCCCTTGGCCGCAAGTCCGGCCACCCCTGCCACCCCTGCCACGTCCGCCCCCATAAAAGCTGCGTCAGCCAAGGGGCCAGCCCGGCCGTCCTTGATCTCAAACATAGCTTTGGACCCGCGAGGGTTGTTCATCCTCATGGGGGCGTCGCCCTGCGACCAACGGTCCACTTCATCCGGGGCATCCCCGAAAACCATATTGGTTGCAAAATCCCCGACGTTCAGACGTTTGGTACCCAGACCGAACGGCAATGCGTAATCCCGGTTTGCACCAGAAAATGCATTACCCATTTTGTCCTTACCGCTGCGCAGCGCGTCGGCAATATATCCCAGAGTTCTGTTTCTGGGGATTGGCTTTATCTCGTCCATAGCTTGTTCACCTCGTGGATGATGCGCTGCTTGAGACCTGCGTCGGGAACGTAAGGAGTGTAGGATCTCTTAGGGGGCAACCCTTTGAGTTCAGCCGAGGGCACCACATCATGTATACGGCAGTGTTGCCTGAGCCCGGCTCGTCCGCTGTATACTTTGCCATCAATGGGTGACACAAAGTCGGGAAGATCGGGCATGATGGTTGCTGTCGGCCCAGATTGCCCGTAATATTCATCTTTGGGCACCAGTTTCCCGTTCACTTGGATCCAAGTTTTGCGGGGCATTATTGCGCCCTTTGCGGCCCACGGCCGCCGCCTTGGGGCTGTACGGTGGGATTGCGCATTTCGTTCATTAGTTGAACGGTATCCAGCTGCATCTGATTGTTTGCTTGCTGCGTTTTAACTTGCTGCTGCAGTTGAGCGTCTTGCATCTTGGTCTGGCGATTGATCTGAGCTTCTTCGCGCTTGAACTGCATCTTGTCCTGGTGCTCTTCCCGACGCATTTGCTGCTTGTCGCGCTCGCCCTGGATCTCAACTTCAGCCTTTTGCTGCGCGGGGTCAGGAGCTTCCTGCTGGCCGCCCTGGCTCTGCTGCGACATCAGCATTTCCAGCTCACGGTCGATCATACCTTCGATCTCTTTCGCACCCCGGAAGCCTGCGACGCCGAACTTCAGCAGGCCGACAAGTAACGGCAGCGCTTGCGGCATTATCTGAGCCACGGCAGCGCCCTTCTCCAAGTACTGCGACACCGCAGTGAGGAACTCAGTGCGCTCTTGCTTTTCTTGCGAGTAGTCGATCTGAGCCAACGAGTCGCTGGTAATCTCAATACGCCACTCAAATTGCTCGGCGTTCTGGATAAGCTGAAGGGCCGGTTCGGCAAGCTCTGCGTCATCAGTGAACTCGATGCCAGACCTGGCAATGAAGATATCAGGAGTAAAATGCTTTGCCATGATCTCTGCTTTGATTCGCAGAATCTCAGCGGCAAACTTAGCTACCTCTCCCTGAAGAGACTGAATGCGGATCGAAGCGAATTGAGCCTTGATCTGTTGTGCCCCAAGCGTCTCAGAAGCCTTCGTAGCTCCACGAACGATGTCAGCAATGCCGGTAAGCTCGTAGATCTGTTGCTTGATGTCTTCCCGAGCCTCACGCAGTCGCTGCAGCGCGTTGACCACTTGTTCAAGAGGAAGCCACGACGTAGCCCCGTCAATTCCTCCAGACTCGGCAAATGCTGCCCAATTGGCGACGGGAATAAGTGTGTTATCAACGCCCTCTTGTAACAAACGTTGCACACCTTCCGCTGACTGGTCGTAGACGCCCACCGCTTTACAAGCATCTGTGAGTCGGTCGATCCGGTCGTTGACCTTGTCCAGTTCATTGTACTGGTCCTGGATGAAGTAGTGATCAGGGCGCGGGACGCAGTTGGACGTAGTCAGATTAGCGAACATTGGAGTCGGGCACGGCTCAAACCCTTTCAACTGCAGCGGGTCGGGCCGCTTGTCCAGCAGCGTTTTGTGCGCTTTGGATAGCCACATTACCTCGCGTTTTTCACGATCCCAGATCTCGTAGATCTGAGCCTTCTCCAGTGCGTCATTTTTCGGCACGTTGGAGTCCGTGATATTCTTCTGCTGGGGTGAGTAGTCCAGCGGGACAGCCTTGCCCTTTTCCTCGCCAAACCGCTTCACCAGCGCGTCGCGGTCCATGTACACGCGTCGCCCCACCCAGCGGCGATCATTCCATACGCGGCAGGGCGAGTACAGGAAGTCTTCCCAATGAACGTGCTCAACGATCACGTTCTGCTTCGCGACAATTTTGTATGGCTGCGCTTCTAACCCCAGCTGTTCGTTGGCCGGGATCATTTGATCTTGCGTCTCGGTTTCCAACCGGAGCCATACGCACGCCATTCCGGGTACAAGCCGATCCTCGACGGATTGCTGCATGATCGAGTCGAACTCGTCATTGGGGTCGTCTAGGTCCGCAGAAATGGACCGCTGAAGCATGACGCCAGCCACTCGGGCGACATCATCTTGGTAGTCCTTCCACTTGCGGCTGACGTCGGGGCGCGGCGTGCGCGAGTACAACGCGCTCTTCAGAATGTTGACGTTAGAGTAGAAGATATTGAACTTCTTCTCAGTCGTCTCCATCGCATCGCGTTCGTCCAGGAACCGACGCACGACTTTGCGACCCCGCTCGTGAAACTTGTACAGTTCTTTCTCTGCGTACTGGATCTCAGTGATCCACCGCTCGTACTCACCCTCGGGGGTCTTCATCAGCTCGTCAATAGAGCTGATCTTGCCCGCGCTCTGAGGACTGGTGTCCATTGCCATTGTTAAATCCTTTTGTTGAAGCCGTAAGCTCGCCGTGCGGCGCGGTCTGCCCAAAGATTGTGAAGGCTAAATTCCGCAGGTTTGCTGAAGCCGCTGGTAAGCTCCAACCCCTGATCCGACCGAGGGCTGACCATACACATGTACCGGAAGGCGTCAGCGTAGTGGCTGGCCCAGTCGTGTACGGG